CTTCGTTCTTCTGTATCTTTTGCAGCCCCTGTTTCCTCCAAAGAGGTTTTGTATGCTGTCAAAGAACTGAAAATGAAATTGCACATGAGTGTTCCACATTCAGAAGGAGAATTAGATATGGATCTAGTCGATCCCGCACCTAAATCTCCATTTAATTTTGAAGATTTTAATGGAGTCGATTATTATGGAGCTGATAAGAACAAAAGAGTTATGATTAAGAAAACATCTAATGTTGTTGAATCACCACTCTCTTGTTTAGTAACCTCTATTATTGGTCAAGATTTGGTTGATGATAATGGTGAACAATTGTTCGGAGCTCCTTTAATGACTCCAGTTGTAAGAGGTGGAGAATATATTTCTCCATACAATATTACTTTACGTAAATTGAGTAATATCAAAAAACCTCTTGATCCTCGTATTATGAAGAAAACTATTAATATTTTAGTTTCCCACTTTATGAGTGGACTTCGTAGTGCAGGTGTAGAATCATTATCCCCCATTAATTTAGAAAATGCTATTAATGGGGCTAATAATGATTGTTATTTACGTAGCATGGATATGTCTACATCTGCCGGATTAACTTTTGGTGGTAAGAAATATCAACATGCTGAAAAAATTTCTACAGAACTTTTCCCAGATGGCTATGAGATTACAGATCAAGTCAAAGGAAAATTACTAGAAATTTTTGAATCCTATGAAAAGGGTGAAACCGTACGTTATTTATACGGAGCCCAATTAAAGGATGAAGTCCGATCCATGGCGAAAGTCAAGGATGGAAAGACCCGTATTTTTTATGGCGGGCCTTTTGAAAAGGTCATTCTTGATCGCATGTATCTTATCCCATTTTACACTTTAATGCATCAATTTAAAGATATATTTTGTGATGGTGTTACATTAAATATGCATCAAGAAGCTACATCTTTTGTACATTATTTGACTGATTTTTCAGATCAAATTATGGAGGGAGATTATGGTAGTTACGATACTGCAATGCCATTTGAAATAGGCGTTGCTGCAAACGAAATTGTTCTCTCTTGTTTAGAGAGTCTTGGTTATGAACCTCATGCACTAAATATTTGCAAAGGTTTACTAACTGATAATCTTTTTCCAACAGTACAAATGTTGGGTGATGTATTCTGTGTACCGGGATTACAACCATCTGGTAAATATGCTACTGCTGAAGATAATTCTCTTCGAGGAATTATTCTTTTAGTATATGCATATGTATCCATGACGGGTGACGGTTCAGATTTCTTTGATAAACTTAAACCAATTGTTTATGGGGATGATCTTCTGGTTGCTGTTAAACCAGAAGTATCATTTTTCAATAACAATTCTTATCAAGAATTCTGTCAATCAGTTTACGGAATTGATTACACGAATGCCCAAAAGACTTTGGAAATGAAAGATTTTCTCAATATTCATGAAGTTTCTTTTTTAAAAAGAACATTCATTTATAGAGAAGATCTCAATTCTTGGGTCGCTCCTCTAGATATTTTGTCGATATGCAAATCCATTAAATTTTACATGCCTTCAAAAACTGTGAATGAAAATTTGCAGTTAGTATCTACATTACAAAGTTCCTTATGTGAATTATTCTTTCATTATTCGGAAGAACAATATGAAGAGATTCGTGAAAAATTTGTTTATGCAACAAATTTAATATT